CTGCCGCGTCAGGTCTCGATGTGGATGTGCCGGAACATGACCGGTCAGTCCTTCCCCGCGATTGGCCGGCACCATGGCGGCCGGGACCACACGACGGCTGTGTATGCCGTCAAGCGGATCAATGACCGGATAGCTGAGGACCGAGCCCTGGCCGAGGTCGTCGCCATGCTCGGCGTCAAGCTGATAGACGGGCTGACCAACGAGGCAGGAGCGGCATGAGCTTCGGGGCCATCGAACTCAAAACTGGCGCTCAAACTTACGGCTTAAGCCGAGCGCCCAGGAACCACGTCGGTCACACCATTCTGGCGGACGGGGTACGGCTGCATCTACCTGCGGATCGCCCGCTGACCGACGCTGAGGCCCGCCGTCTGGCATGGGGCCTGCTGGCCGATCTGGCACCCGAGGAGACCGTGCCGGTCCCGGACGTGGTCACCTATAAGGAGGCGCAGCGGTTGGCCGTCCTGCGGTGTTTGCTGGCGGGCGCCAAGCGGATCGATGAGGTGGCTGAGGCGATAGGCTGGAAGCGGAGGACCGCTGAGCGTCGCCTGTACGAGCTGGTCGAGGATGGTCGCGTAAGGAAAGAGCGCGTCGATAGCCGCACCACCCTGTTTCATGTCCAGAGAGGCGTTGCCTGACATGAGGGGTTCTCGTGCATTGGGCACCAATCCGCGAGCCTTGGGAACGAATCCCAGGGCGATCCGTAGCGGCGCCCGCAACACCATCTACGCAAAGTGCCAGCGCATGGGCTGGAACCCCGCCGAGAAGGCCGGGGAAGAGCTGCCGCGTTGGCTCCGCTTCGAAATCCTGAAGCGCGACGGTTTCCGATGCTCCTACTGCGGTGCCTCAGCCCGCGAGGGAGCCCGGCTGCAGGTCGATCACGTCAAGCCGAAGGCTGCTGGCGGGACGGACGACCCGAAGAACCTGACGACCGCCTGCGAGACCTGCAACGCAGGCAAGGCGGCCCGCAAGCTGTCGGAGCGCCTCATATGAGCGCCCCCTTCATGCAGCTGTATGTCGCCGACTACCTAGGCGACACGCGCCACCTGACGACTGAGCAGCACGGAGCCTACCTCCTTCTGCTGATGACCATGTGGCGCGCTGATGGCCACCTGCCGAACGACGACAAGAAGCTGGCGCGTATCGCGTCATGTACTCCTTCGCGGTGGGCGAAAATCAAAGACGAGGTGATGGAGTTCTTCGCGATCGAAGGCGACGAAATCACCAACCAGCGCCTGATGTTTGAACTCAAAAAAGCGTCAGAAAAGTCGATCAAACGAGCCGAAGCTGGGACCAAGGGTGGTCGCTCTAAGTCGTTGAAAACAAACGAACCGAACAAAGCAAATGCCAGTCGTTTGCCAGAGCATTCTTCAGAACCAGAACCAGATACAACAGAAACTAACGTTCCTGTTGTTGTTCTTGATGGCCCTAAGCCCAGGCGCGGCACGGCGGACTTCGACGCCTTCTGGTCGGCCTACCCGAAGAAGAAATCCAAGGACACCGCCTCCAAGGCTTTCGCCAAGGCGATGAGCCGGATCGACGACCCCGACCCGCTGGCGGTGATCCTCGCCGGGATCGAGCGCGCGCTCTCTGGCTGGGACGACGTGCAGTTCATCCCGTACCCCGCCACCTGGCTGAACGCTGCCGGGTGGGATGACGAAGCCCCGCCGCCGAGACCCGCCCAGAGAGCCCGACATGAACGCCCTGACCACCACGACATCCGAGCCGACAACCGAGCCGTTTGGTCTGACATACTTGCCGACCGCGACGGCCCGCACCCTGGCGGCCCAGAACCCCTCCGGCTTGCGGGAGGAATGTCAGCGAGCGCTTGATCTGCTGGCGCCCGTGAAGCCGATGCAGTTCGCCGTCGAGTTCGAGCGCATGGTCGTCCACTACTGGCACGGCGGGCTCTCGGCGGGCGAGGCGCGGGTTCTGCGGGAGGACTGGCTGCGGCTGCTGGGCCATCTGCCGGCCGATCTGATGCGGCTCGGCGTTGACCGCTACCTGCTGTCGAAGAACCGCCACAAGCCGACACCGGGGACGTTCCTGGAGCTGGTGGAGAAAGACCTGAGCCTGCGGCGGACGCTGGCCCGTCGCGCGCAGGAGACACTTCTCCTGCTGGATGGGCGGGTGGCCGCATGACCCGGCTCGACCACAACCTGACCCGCGTCCTCTACCCGATCCTCTGTGATCTGGTGGGCAGGGCGAACAAGGCGGGCCACCTGACGCCAGCGAAGGCGGGACAGATGGCCAGCAAGCCCACGGCCCAGGCGGTCGAGGCAGTCACCAACGAGCTTAAGCGGATGATCCGCATGGAAGAGGGGAGGGCGAAGACCAATGGCTAAGACACCGAAGAAGGGCCGGGCCACCCGCGCGGAGATCCTGGCTGACATCGAGCGCCAGCGGATTGAGAAAGCCGAGGCCCGCAGGGAGGTGATGCGCCTGACCAACACCGGGGCCGAGGCTCGGGTCGTTGAGGAACTGACGCAGCAAGAGAAGGGGCCGCCAAAGCGCCAGTTCGTCGTTCGCGCCCGCCGTGTCGACGTGTTCCAGCTCCTTCTGGAGAAGGCCGCGTTGGCGCAGGACAGCTTCGACGCCGTGCGGGCCTATGAATACGATGTCTCGGTCGCCCTGGGCCATACCACCCCGGAGCGGCGCCCCGACTTCATCCGCGGATCGGACGACGGCGCACCTGGCCAGAACATCAGCCAGGCCCAGGTCGAAGCCTCACGCCGGATGCAGTGGGTGAGGGACCGTCTTCCTCCGCGCGACTTCCGCCTGTTGGAGCATCTGCTGGTCAGCGGCTCGGCGGCCAAGGGCCAATGGCGCAAGACGGTGGAGACGATCACCGGGGAGCGACGGGACGAGGCTCAATCCGCAGCCGTCCGCCTCATGGCCGACAACGTGCGGGACGTGCGCAACGCTCTGTTCCGGGAGAGCAGAAGAGCCGCGTGACGCATCATGTTGTGGGCTTCGCTTTTCGTTCTCACAAGGGCTTGACGAGCTGATGCGTCGGCTATATGGCTAATTACTAGGATGCGCCAGTTGCGCGCTCCGGGTTTGAGTGTCTTCGCTCACCTTCGCGGCAGGCTTGCTCCCCCCTCGGGCCTGCCGCGCCTTATTCGCCCGAAGGGGCAACACCAATCTGCGAGCGGCACGTAGTCTGAAGCGGGCATAACCCGACAGTAGGACCGCACCGGCATTTGCCCTTTCCGCCGCCCGCAGACACCCATCGCCCCAGCCGCAGCGGACACGCAGCATCAGCTATTTGAACCCGAGCCGCAGAGCGCGCTTGGGGCGAACCTACATGCCCCGTCGCCAGACGCACGGGGGCTGAGGCGTTCACAGCGCCTCAAACCGCAGGCTGGACCCCTGCACCTTGGATGGCCGTCGCCATCCTCAGTCCCGTCACCGATGCATCCGGCGGGACAAGCAAGAGCAGTCCAAACGACATGGAGTCAAAACCAAACGGGGCGCCGCTCGGCGTCCTGCGACCGATTCTGACGGTTGCCAGCCAGGCGGACTTCGCGGAGGCGATGAGGCAAAGGCGCTTGGAAATGGGCCTGACCCAGCTGGAGCTGGATCACATCGCTGGCTTCCATGACGGCTACTCGGCCCATCTAGAAACCCCTTTTACCAGGACAGGGAAGAAGAGCTTCAAGCTGACGCCGATGGCGACGATCTGGCTGGCGGCGCTCGGCCTTCGGCTAGCGCTGATCCCTGCGTCGTGCAGGTCTAGTGCGGTGAGCGATTGGGGTCATGCAGCCACGCTCACGGACAAGGATGCGCTGTTGCATCCCTGTCCAGCATATCAGGAAGCAACCTAGCGCCGCGAGCGCCCTGACCTGCTGGCTCCCCCCACGTCTGGAGCCTGAGAATGAGTGACGTAACTGAGGTGGAACCGATCATCGTGATTGGGAAGCGACCGAAGAAAGACACCAGCCTGAATTTCGAACACCAGGAAGAAGTCGATCCTGCCGACGGCAGCGGAACTGGCTCGAGTCCCGGCGATGGGGGCGGTTCATCGCCAGGGATGACGGATGAGGAAATCGCAGCAGAAAACAAGCGACAGGAACGCTGCGCCGCGCAGGAATTCAAGAACCGTCTGCAGTCGATTGGTTCGCGAAACTCAAAGGAAAGCTTCAGCTTTATTCTAAATCGCGGTGAAGAAACTCTTATTACGCCGCCGGCTACCGCTAATGGGCCGAGAATCAATCAAAACGATATCAATCCTATTCTGTCGAGATATGGAATCAATATGTCCTGGGTCGTGGGATTTGCGCACAACCATCCCCGTAGTGAGTACTGCCCTGGACCTGGCGTGTCGCAGACAAGCGCGCAGCAGGATTTGAACGCCTATCCGTCGGATAACGATTGGAGCGCTGCCGACACGTTCGTCAGTCACGGAGCCGATCCGAACGCGTTCACTCTCTATATCGTCGGCTGCGACAACATTCTGCGGGAGTTCGCATACGCTGATCGGGCTCACTACAAAGCGCAGATTCAGAAGGCGAATCCTTCTCGGCCAGCTGCCGTTCAATCGGATTGCTGATGGAAGAGGTCTGCCTGAACACAGCCCAGACGGTTAAAACCAAGAACGGCCGTTGGACGGTTGAACCAGGGCGGACCTACCTCGTTCCGCTCGTGGTCGCCCTAGAACTGAGATCACCTCTGAGGCGTCCACGAGCTAGAACCGGGAAGCAGGAAGGCTAGAAGCGGATTACAACCTCACTGTTCGGCGCTACGGCAATGGCTGGATCGGGAGAGAGTGATGAGACCGCTTCCGCCACCTGAGTTGTTCGATCAAGCCACACCCCCAGCGTTCATCCCATCGCTAGAGATGCGGGAATGGGTGAGGGCCACCTTCATTAGTACAGACGCCCCGCTTCACAACCCGGACCATGCGCACCTTGAGAACGCCGAGATAGGATTCCTCTGGACCTCGGTCATGGCGACCCGCCACATGAACGCGATCGCCGGTCAAGCGGAGATGCCTCGGTTCCAAGGGTCGAAGTGGTTAAAGGCGCGCCAGGAACAGCAGATCGAGGCGTGGTTCGGCTTGATGCCGGACTTCATCATCACCATTGATGCGCGATACGCCGCCCAATGCGACGATGTCACCTTCTGCGCTCTGGTGGAGCATGAGCTTTACCACTGTGGTCAGGAGATAGATCAGTACGGCGCACCCAAGTTCAGCCGGTCTACAGGTCTGCCGGTTTTCGCCATCCGCGGCCACGACGTTGAGGAGTTCGTCGGAGTGGTGCGCCGCTATGGAGTAGGAGCGGCTGCGGGCCAGACGCTCGCGCTAGTGGAAGCGGCGCAGCGCGGCCCCGAAATCGGAAAAGCCAAAGTCACCGGAGCCTGCGGGTCATGCCGGGCTTTGATTGTTTGATTTAGGAAACAGAGAAATCAAATGGCCCGAGGCGGTAAAAGGCCGGGGGCGGGTCGCAAGCCGGGAACGGTGAGTGATGCAACTCGCCGCCGCAAGGAAGTCGCGCAAAAGGCGCTGTCGGAGGGTGTCTCGCCGCTGGACGTGATGCTGACTACGATGCGGACCCTGTGGGATCAGGCGACTGACGAGGCCGGCAAGGTGGTGAACCTTGGCAAGGCCATGCAGGCGAACATCGTGGCGAAGGACGCTGCGCCGTTCCTGCATCCCAAGCTGTCATCAGTGGACGCCAACGTCGATCTGGGCGGAGTGACCCTGAACATCACGCCGGACGACGCCGAGCTGTAGGTGGCCTTCTCCCTCACGCCGCGACAACGAGAGGCAAACAAGCTTCTCGGCGGTCGGGCTTCAAACGTCATGCTCCGGGGCGGCTCGCGATCCGGGAAGACGTTCCTCATCATCAGGGCGCTGATCCAGCGAGGACTGAATGCGCCGGAGAGCCGGCACGCCATCTTCCGCTTCCGGTTCAATCACGCAAAGGCGTCGATCTGGAAGGACACCCTCCCGAAGGTCCAGAAGCTCTGCTTTCCGAGTCTCGTCATAGACAAGAACGAGACCGACCTGGTCGCCACCCTGCCGAACGGTTCGCAACTGGTCATCGGCGGTCTGGACGATAAGGAACGGGTCGAAAAAATCCTCGGCCAGGAGTACGCCACCCTCTATTTCAACGAGAGCAGCCAGATACCGTGGTCGTCGATCGAGACGGCCATGTCGCGCCTGGCCCAGCACTGCGAGCTTGAGCCGAAGATCGCCGCGCACACTGGCCGAACGCACCTCGCCCTACGGGCCTACTACGACTGCAACCCGCCATCTAAACTGCACTGGTCACACCAGCTCTTCCGCCAGAAACTGAAGCCTGGCACCAAGGAAGCCCTGCCCGACCCGGACGACTATGTAGAGATGCTGGTCAACCCGAAGGACAACGCGGCTAACCTGCCGCCGAAGTACTTTGAAATCCTCGCAGGCATGTCGGCGGCGAAACGCCAGCGCTTCGAACGGGGCGAATGGGCGTCGGAGGTAAATGGCGCGCTCTGGACGCTGGAGGATCGCGTTTCTCCTGACGAGCGGGTCATGCCGGGCATCGACAGCACCCGCATCGCGGCGGATGCGGCGCCCGCCATGCAGCGCATTGTGGTTGCGGTGGACCCGTCTGGCACCAAGGGCGACGGCGGGGGCGATGACATTGGCATCGTGGTCGCCGGCAGGGGCGTCGATGGCCGGGCCTACATCCTGGCCGACCGGACCTGCCAGCTTTCCCCGGACGGCTGGGGACGGATGGCGGTCAACGCCTACAAGGAGTTCGGAGCCGACCGGATCGTCGGTGAGTCCAACTTCGGCGGCGACATGGTCCGGTTCGTCGTCCAGACCGCCGACAAGTTGGTCTCCTACCACGACGTGAAGGCCAGCCGGGGCAAGGTGGTCCGGGCCGAGCCTGTTTCCGCCCTCTACGAACAAGGCCTCGTTTCGCATGTTGGCGACTTCCCCGATCTGGAGGACCAGATGTGCAACTTCACTTCTGCCGGATACGTCGGCGAGGGCTCGCCTGACCGCGCTGATGCGCTGGTTTGGGCGCTCACTGAGCTGATGCTTCAAGAGCAGTCGACCGTCGCCCTCTTCCTGTCGAAGAGGAACCGCTGATGCACCCTCTCCGTCTGGTGGTGAACAACGCCCAGCGCTCGCTGCAGGCCATGTTCCCTGGCTTCTACTTTGGCGCGCCGAAGCACAATCACGCCGCTGACTTCGGCTATCCCGATCGCGTCGAGTTCGAGACCGCGTTCGAGGCGTACAACCGCTATCCACTGGCCCGCGCTGCAGTAGACAAGACGGTTGGCAAGTCGTGGGAAACGAACCCGCTCCTGCAGGAATACCAGCGCGACGGCACGAAGTCGGGAACGCAGAAGGAGACGAAGCCAGAGGCCGATATCCGTCAGCGCTTCGGCGATCTGCGCGTCTGGCAGCACCTGGCCGAATGCGACCGCCGTGCGCTCGTGGGCGCCTACTCCGGCCTCATCATGCGCTTCGCCGACAGCCAGCCGTTCAAGGCGCCGGTCACGCGTGTGCCGGGCGGCCTGGATGGTCTGGTTGAGGTCATCCCCGCCTGGGAAGGCCAACTGACTGTCAGTGAGTGGGATACCGACGAAGCCTCGAACACCTACGGCCAGCCGAAAATGTTCCAGTACGCCGAGAGTGCCGTCGGCCAGCAGAAACAGCCCCGCACCTTCGAAATCCACCCCGACAGGGTGATCATCGTATCGCGCGACGGCACGCTGACCGGTCGATCGGCCCTCGAGCCCGGCTACAACGCCCTGCTGGACATGGAGAAGATCCGGGGCGGCGGCGGCGAGGGCTTCTGGAAGAACGCCAAGTCCGGCCTCAGCCTGGAGATCGAGAAGGACGCCAAGATCGAGGACATGGCCCGCGTGATGGGCGTCCCGGTCCAGGAGGTGGTCGACAAGATCGACGAGCAGGTCGAGAGCTTCAACAAGGGCTTCGACAAGTCGCTGATGATGCAGGGCATCAAGGCGGTGCCAATCCAGGTCCAGCTTCCCTCGCCGGAGCACTTCTTCGCCATCGCCCTGCAGTCGTTCGCAGCCACCTTCTCCTGCCCTCTGAAAATCCTCGTCGGCGCCCAGACGGGAGAGCGCGCCTCGACCGAGGACAGCGAAGAGTGGGCTCGGGTGAACATGGCCCGCCGGACCAATGAATTGATCCCGGCCATCATGGCGTTCGTGAACCGCCTGGAGCGCTTCGGCATCCTGCCGCAGAAGGACTGGCACCTCGACTGGACCGACCTGACCGAGTCCTCGATGGGCGAGAAGATCGACCGGGCCGACAAGATGGCCTCGGTCAACCAGAAGATGGGCGGCGAGATCGTCTTCACCGGCGACGACATCCGCGGCGTGGTCGGCATGGAGCCCTTGAGCGACGCCGAGAAGTTCCGCGACGACGACGTCGACGACGAAGAGGCCGCCGCAGGCCTCGAACCTGACGACGAACACGCTCAAGCGGCCTGATCAACCCAACAATCCGAAGGAGGCGCGCGTGCAGCAGCATGACGTGAACGCCCGCACGTTCCTCGTGAACAAGGGCCTGACCGCTGGCGAACAGGTCAGGGTCAACATCCGTACCCTGGCCAACACGGCGGCCATCCGGCGCGAAAAGCGCAACGGCCGAGACGTGATCATCGTCCCGTCGGCCACCATGCCTGACGACGTCGTCATGAACGACATCCTCTATCCGGCCGCCGAGATCGCGAAGTCGTTCAAGTCGCTGGAGCGCACCCCGGCCCCGCTCGGTCATCCGACGATAAACGGCGCCTTCGTTTCGGCCCGCGACCCCGAGGGCATCAACCTCGGCTGGATCGGAGCCTGGAACGAAAACGTCCGACAGGAAGACGGGCGGGTCCTGCTGGACAAGGTGATCGACGTCGAGGTCGCCAACCGTACCGAGGCCGGCAAGCGCGTCATCAGCGCCATCGAGAAAGGCGAGCCCGTCCACACCTCCACCGGCCTTCTGGCCATGCTGGACGCCGCCAATGGCGCCGTCCCCCACAAGTTCGAAGCCCGCGACATCGAGTTCGACCACGACGCCATCCTCCTGGACGAGGAAGGCGCGGCCACCCCGGAACAGGGCGTCGGCATGATGGTCAACTCGGCGGGCAAAGAGATCCAGGTCGTGAACTCCGTCTTCCAAGAGGAAGCGGACCGCGAACTTGGATGGGCGGTCGAAAGCGCCGTCCGCGCCATCGAGAAAAGCCGCAAGGCCTCCCTGATGGAGCGAGTGAAAGCAGCCCTCATCGAGGCCCTATCGGGCTCCGAGCGGGAACCCTCTGAACAGCAAAACAAGGAAGCTGACATGTCTGTCTCGAAAGAGCAGTTCGATGCGCTGTCCGGCGAGGTGAAGACCCTCTCGGAGAGCCTGAAGCCCGATGCGCTGGCGGCGTCGCTGTCCACCGCCATCGGCAACGCGGTCGCCGCAGCCATCAAGCCGCTGACCGAAGCCAATGAGGCTCTGGCCAACAGCCAGAAGGCCAAGGACGACGAGGAGTTGACCGGTCTTCGCGAGAAGATCGTCAAGGCCAACCTCATGGACGAGGACGCGGCCAAGGAGCTGACGCTCAACGCCGCCCGCGCCCTGGCCAAGCAGGCCGAACCCAAGCAGGCCGCGCCGCTGGCCAACGCCGGCTTCAAGCTGCCCAGCTCGAACGCCAAGCCTGCGTTCAAGCTGCCCAAGGCGGAGGGCTGATTCCATGGCGCGTTTCAACAAGATCTACGCCGGCCCCGTCACCGAGCCGACCCCGCAGGTTCAGGAGCGCATCTGCGCCGCCGCGGTCCTGCCGGGCACTGCTCTGGTGGAGTCGGGCGCCAACTTCGCCCAGGCGGGCGCCAACACGGGCGAGAAGTTCTACATCGCCCAGGACAACTACCTCGCCCTCAAGGGCGTGGATGACGCCTGGCCCGCCGGCGACACCGTCATCGGCATGGAGGCGCTGGACGAGCAGTTCTTCAACGTCCGCGTCCCGACCGGCACCAACGTCGCGCGCGGCGCCAAGCTGACCACCAACGCTGCGGGCAAGTTTGTCCTGGCTACGACCGGTCAGAACGTCTGCGTCGTCGCCGAAGAGGCCTTCAACAACAACACCGGTTCCGACCAGCTCGTGCGTGCGCGCGTGGCTCGTCGCAACGCGGCCGTCGCCTAAGGAGGGCTGACGATGCGCTACTTCGACGAACAGCTCGTCGCCAACTCGCGCCCTCACCAGCAGTGGTGGGGCGAACTGAGCGTGGCGCGCGAGCACTTCCACCGCGTGGAGGACCAGCACGCTTCGCTCTATGGCGAGATGGCCGGCGTGACGAACGCCTCGGCCGTCCTGCCGCGCGACGCATGGTTGGAGCTGGACACCATCACCACGCGCGTCATGCGGGACGATGGCGGCCAGCCATTCATGCGTGACCTGATGGCCCTGGCCAAGCCGGTGAACATCGGCACCATGGCCCACCTGACCCGCGTCGCCTCGGACACCAACAACCCGGTGAACCGCTCGCTGTCCGGTCAGGTGCCGGTGGCCATGGACAAGACCGTCTATGACTACCGCGGGACGGTCGTGCCGATCTTCTCGGACGGCTACGGCCGCGAGTGGCGCGAGTGGAACACCCTCCAGTCCGCCAACTTCGACGCTTTGGCCGACGACCAGGAAGGCGCGCTGGACAAGATCAATCGCGACATGGCCGACTACATCCTGGACGGCGACGCCAACATCAAGTTCCAGGGCTACACCGCCTATGGTCTGCGCAACTCGTCGTTGACCAAGCTCATCAACCTGGGCCCCGCCGGCGGGGCCAACATCGACCTGACCACGGCCACGCCGGATGAACTGGAGGCGTTCTTCGTGGGGCCATTCGGCACCATGCTGGACGCCAACCTGATCACCGAGGCGGTGAACCTCTACATCTCCCCGGAGATCGCCCGCGCCTGGGACCGCTCGTACTCGAGCGCCGAAGGCTTCAAGCAGGGCACGGTTCGCGAGTTCGTCGCTCGCAACCGCCGCATCGCCAAGATCGAAGTGACGCACAAGCTGTCGGGCAACCAGTTCTTCGGCTTTGTGCCGAACGCTCGCTTCGTCCGCCCGCTGGTCGGCATGGCGGTCAACACCACGGCGATCACCCGCCTGAACCCGACCGACAACTACCAGTTCCTGGTCATGGGTGCGCTCGGGATCGAGGTGCGCGGCGACTACAACGGCAAGTCGGGCGTCTTCGCCTCGACGGTCATCAACTAAGGCGGAGGGGCCAGGGCTCCGGCCTTGGCCCTTCCTCCTGAGGGAAGGAGATCGCCATGAGCGACACCCGCATCAAGATCACCGCCGGCGGCATCTATGGCGCTGACGGCAAGGAAATCCCGGTCGGCACCGAATTGACGGTGAAGGCGGAACCGACCGCCTGGGCTGGCCGGTACGAGACCATCTCCGGCGGCGGCGCCAAGGGCAAGAAGACGGTCACGAACCCGGCCGGCGGCGATGGCAAGGGCGACCTGAAGGCCGAGCATCACGGTGGCGGCAAGTTCAACATCACCCAGGGCGAGACCGTTCTGCTGAGCGGCCTGTCGAAGGTGGATGCCGACGCCTTCAACGCCATGTCGGACGAAGACAAGGCTGCTTTCGTGGCCGATCAGGCGAAGGCCTAATCGCGATGGCCGTGCATGGAACACCCGAAGGCTTTGACCAGTGGCTCGCCGCGCGCGGCTACCAGCTGCCGACGGATGCCCCCAGCGCGGCCATTCTTCTTCAACGGGCGACCGACTACATCGACGGACTGTATGGCCCGCGCCTGATCGGCGATCCGACCGTTGATCCTCTGCTGACGGCCCTGGCGAACGCGGCATATGCGGCGGCACTGTATGAGGCGCAGAACCCGGCCGGGCTGGTCATCAGCGCGACCGCTGGCGGCGCCCTGAAGCGCAAGAGGATCGACGTCATAGAGAAAGAATATTTCGAGGGCAGTGGCGACGCCGTGGCAGACGCTACGGTTCGCCTGTCATCGGTCGAGGGATATCTCGCCCCCTTCCTCCGTCCGATCGACGCGGTGGCTGGCTTCGGCCTCTGGGCAGTTGGCTGAACCCATGACCTGTGCGACTGTCCAGATCGTGACCCGCCGCATCGACGCAGATGATCCGCGCCTGAACGCGCACAAGATGCCGTTGGCGATGGCCACGGAAACGCTTCAGGACATCATCTCGTCGGCTGACGCACTCCAGCAGGCGATCCTCGTCGACGCCCCGCTCGAGCAGCAGCAGAAAATCCGCGAGGTCGCGATGGACCAGGCTGAATCCTACCTCGACCTCATGGCGGAGGCCGCGCGCCACGCCAGGGCCCTCAAGCCCTAACACCCCATGGCCAGACGCCCGACGCAACGACAGCTCTTCGCGGAGCTGGCGGCGAAGTTCGGCCCGGAGGTCGCTGAGGCCTTCATGGTCGTCGTCGCCGATCTGAAGTCTGGCGTCGAGTTTCAACGGCTGGTGGCCGCGATTGATCAGGGCGACCTGAACGGCGCCATGGAGGCGTTGCACCTGGACCGCGCTGCCTTCCACGCTCTTGAAGCAAAGATAAACGAGGCCTTCATCGCCGGAGGACAGACGGCTGTGTCCTCGATGCCCGCAAGCGTCGCGGTCGGCTTCCGCTTCGACCCCGGCAACCAGCGCGCCGCCGCCATCATCCGCGCGACCGCCGGACGCCTCATCACCGGCCTGCTGGAGACCGAACGCGAACAGGCTAGGCAGTTCATCGCCGAGGGCATGGCGCGTGGCGCCCATCCTCGGGCGGTGGGGCTCGATCTGGTCGGCCGCATCAGCCGTGTTACCGGCAAGCGAGAGGGCGGCCTCATGGGGCTCTCTGCCCCGCAACGGGCCTATGTCGCCACAGCGCGCGCTGAATTGGCCTCGGCCGATCCGAAGCTGCTGAAGAACTACCTGAGTCGGGGGCGGCGGGATCGTCGCTTCGATCGCTCCATCACAAAGGCGATCCGCGAAGGGCGGGCTGTGGAACCCGAGATCGCAGCTAAGGCCATCACCGCCTATGAGCGCCGGTTGCTTCAACTGCGCGGCGAGGTCATCGCGCGAACCGAGGGCATTCCGGCCATCCGGGCGGCCAAGAAGGAAGCCTATCAGCAACTGGTCGACAGCGGCCGGATCACCGAAGCCGAGATCGAACGGGCCTGGCACAACGCAGGGGACCGCCGTGTCAGGGACACCCACGACGCCATGGGCGGGCAGAAGGTGCGTGGCCTGACGGCCCCGTTCCAGAGCCCGAGCGGCGCCCTGATGATGTATCCGGGGGACGCCTCCCTCGGCGCAGGAGCTGACGAGATCGTGGCCTGCCGCTGCGACGAGAGCATTTCGATCAAGAGGGCGGCATGAGCATCATCACGGGTGAAGCCGAGGCCGCCTTTGAGGACTTCGCGGAGGACTTTGAAGACGGCGTCCTGACGGTGCCGGGCGGATGGGTGAGCGACGGCCAGGGCGGGCAGATACCGCAGGACCCCGTGTCGCACCCCTGCAAGGCGCTGGTCACCGACTACAGCGACTATCGCCGCATCAGCCTCGGCATCCCCGCGACAGATCGGCAGGTGCTGGTTCTCGGCGGAAGCCTGCCCGCAGGCGTGATCCCGGCCAAGGGCCACCAGATCACCGCGCCGGACCCCTCCAACGGCGGGGCCATGCGCACCTTCGACGTCATTGCCAAGACCGGCGACCCGGCCAGCGCACTCTACAAGCTGCAGGCCCGCTGATGGCCAAGGTCATGCTCTACGACGCCGCGCTCGCCCGGATCGCTGCCGACGCCGGAGAGAAGGGTCTACGAGGCGCGCTCGGCAAGGCTGAGACGATCCTGAAGGAAGACATCCTGCGTCGGCCCGGCTCTGGCAAGATTTACGGCAAGCACCAAGCCTCCGCTCCGGGCGAGCCGCCCGCACCTGACACCAACAACCTGCGCTCCAACACCAACGCCGATCCGAACATCCGCGAGGAAGGCGACGATCTGGTCGGGCGCATCGTCGCCAATGCCGGATATGCCGAGGCTCTGGAGAAGGGCACGGAGCGCATGGCGCCGCGCCCATTCCTCGGGCTGCTGGCCACCGACCATGCCGACGACCTGCGGCAGGCGTTCATCGAGGGAGCGAAGGATTGAACTCGCCCGCCCCGATCTTCGCCCGCCTGGCCGCCGTCGCCCCGTCGCTGGCCACCTGGAATGGTCAGCCGGCCATCTTCAACGAGGCGGCGCCAGACGATTTCCTCGACCAGGAGACGAAGCCGTCAAAGCCGTTCCTGATCATCGCCGTGCCGAGCCGTGACGAAGCGCTGGAGACCTTCACCGAGACCGGCCGCCTGATCGTGCAGGACGTGCGGGGTTATCAGCGCAGGACCGGCTCAGCGGCTGGGCTCGACGCCCTGATGAGGCAAGTGAGGGACCTCTTCCACAACTCGCCGGAAACCCTCGTCGTCACCGGCGGCCGCTGCGACGTGGCCCGCGTCACCGGTCCGGTCCAAGCCCCGACGACGGACGAAGCCTACACGGGCCGCCGCGTCACAATCCGACTGGATCTCGTCCGAGACTGAACCTGAGCTGGAGATTGATAAGGCTCTAGTGCGTATTAAGAGCCTGCGGCCGAGCATTGTGATGTGGATCGGCATGCAGCTGTTCCGTGTGCCGATCCAAGTTCACCAGCGCTACCTCTGATCCGCCTTTGGCATGATCGACTTCAGGGTCACAGGCATAACGAATGCGCCTCTGGTGATGCATGATCTCTCGGTCACGTCGACGACAAATAGCTTGTCCTTCTCGGCGTCAAATCTGGACTTGGAGTAGAGCCGGTGCTGGAAGCCGCGCAAGGTCTCGTCAGTCTCAACAAGGGCGAAACCCGTGGTTTCGTCCCACATTTTCCCCTTCAGCCTCAGTTGGTCCACGAAGCTAATATATCGTCCGATGTAGGAGCTGTCGGACCCGATCTCGAAGCTCACCGCGTAAACCCCCACCACAACCTCCGGTTTTTGATTTGGGAGGCGAGTATCTCGCCGAACAATGTGCCGGGAGTCCATCCCCAACGCGCCCAGGGCAGGCTGTGCGCGGCCTTTTCCATGCCTGCAAAGGAACTGAGCAAT